CCTCAATATAATTATTTAGGCAAAGAAACTATCTAAACTAGCAGTTGGTTCCACATTCCAATCTATGGTGTCTAGTATTGCCTGTAGAGGTTCTGCAAAAGTTTTCTGAAACTGTAAATCATAATCTACATACTTGTGTAGATCAAACTCTTTGGGTAAAAAGTCCATGAAAGCAATTACATTTTCATTGATAGTGTTAGGTAATTTTAGATAGCAGAACTTAATCTTTTCACCATTCTTGATTAAACTGTATCTCATTTCTAAACCATTCTTTACCAAGTAGTGGTTATATAGTAGAGATCCTCTCACATGTATGGGTGTAGACTTAGTGTAAATGTTAGCATTATCTTTATACTGCATGAGATTCTTTACACCTCTTGGGAATGCTACTTCTTCAGGTGGTAATGTTTTGAAGATATCTCTACTTTCTTCAACAAAGTCGTGTAGAGTATTCTCATTACCTTGCATCACTACCTTTAGTCCTGCTTCTAATCTTTTTCTTACCCATAATGGTGTAGATGACTTTGCTGTTTCTATACCCATCATTTTAAGTTTGGGTTGAGCAAGTCTTACACCCTCATCGTCATGGACATTTAAGATGTATCGCTTCTTAGCAGTCCAGATACCTTTATCTGCAATAACCTCTCTTGCCATAAACATCTTTTGCTCATAGGCATTTACATATTCGGCAAGTTCTTCATAGGATTTGTTGATAAATGGTTCAACCTTTTCCTTCGCCATCTTATCTAAGAAGTCTATAGGATTCTTGGGATTAACCTTTTTGATCAACTCGTCAAACCTTACATAGATTGAGTCAGTATCCATTGCGATAACATAATCATTGTTCGTACTCAATAGATTGTTTAACCAATCATTAATCTTCTTCTCAATCCACTGAATAGATAACTGACCTGCTGTTGTAATACCCTCTGCGATTCTAAGATTGAAGAAAGCAAAGTATTGGTTTGCGAGAGCACCATATGCTGAGTTAAGGGAAATCTTTCTGACCATCTGGTTGTTATGACATATGGTTATAATCGATTGTAATTCCTCTTTCTTCTTAGGATCAGTTTCAGTTTGTAATCTTCTAGATGCTTCAATCATTCTACTTTTCCACATCTTTCGTTCATCGTAGAACTGTTCCATCAACTCAGGTAAGAAACCTTGCTTCTTCTTACTAAACACTGCACCATTGGGTACAACTGTTACATCTTTGCGTTTAATGTATGTAGAATCGTATTCTTCTCTGAGTAGTTTCTTAACTGTTACATCTTCGTGATCATCAGTAAGAGTTTCTGGTGACATATTGTACTGCATAATCAAATGAGGATACAGTGAGTTTAAGTCAAAAGAAACAACCCAATCGTGCCCACCTACTTGTGGGTCTTTAACATACGCACCAACGATTGGTCCTTTCTTATCGTTGCCAGTCTTTAAAGCAGGTGGTGGTGTTTGTATATTCCTATCTCTTAGGAAGTTATAAATGATTGTTTCCCAGTATCTAACCTGACCAAAGGTGTCACCATAATTACACTTGGCAGTATAAGTCATAGCAAAGATCAAATTAATGAGACCAAGTTTCTTATCAAGTCTTTCTACCAAGTCAACATCTTTGATGTTATATTCTAAGAACTTAATGTAGTCTTGCTTGTATAGTAAGTGTAGAGATGCTTGCTCATAATCGAGTTTACCCTCACCGAGTTCTACCTGAGCAATATTATCTAGACGATAGGACTCTTGGTTTTTGTAAGTAAACTTCTTGTAGATTTGTAGATAATCTAGAACTGTGATACCATGTAGTTTCCAAGATTGCTGTACATTCGTACCACCCATGAAGTTCCACTCTCTGGTATTAGATAGTCCCCATGGTGATAGTTTCTTATGTTCACCCTCACCAAACAGTTTGTCAATACGATTACATAGATAGGCAATGTCAAAGGTTTCAACATTCCAACCTGTAATACAGTCAGGTGATAGTTCTCGCCAAACTTTGATGAACTTAGTTAGAAGTTCTTTCTCAGATTGGCAGGGATAGTAGTTTATGTTCTTTTGATGATCCCATTCGCCAAACCCAAATACATGAGCAGGTTGACCAAATGGTTTCAATGTGATAGCATTGACTCTTTCGTTTGCTAGTGTTGGTTCAGGGAATCCTTCTTCACACTCACACTCAATGTCAAGAGTACAAACTCGAATGAGTTTAGGATCGTACTCTATGTCACCTTTGAATGTGTCAGCAATATAGGTATATGCCCAACGATCAAATCCGTGTACTTCAAATGAATCTACACCAGAGTATTTTTCACGGAATCTTCGAGCACCTCCCATACTATCGAGGTGTATTGGTTCGAGATTTCTTCCGTCTAGTGTTTTGTAAGGTGAGTCGTCTTTTTTAGATAAGACATATAGAGTGGGTTTGTAAGGGAGTTTTGCCTTTACTTGCTTTCCTCCCTTATAACCTCTAACAAGAATTAAGTCACGAGTGGTATGTACATGCGTATAAAAATCCATCAAGTATATTGTACTACAATAACCTCCTGTTGTAAAGGGGGTTTTAGAACCTTTCTATCTCTTCGAGCAAATCCCTGTAATGGGCAATCTGCGAAAGTTCCTTTTCGATAGTTTCCATCAAGTCGGGATGTTCTGCCACCCCAACTGAGTTATGTAAAAGATTCTTTACATTTACTTGATGTTTTTTAATGTGTCCTTCAAAATGCAGTTTACCTGCTTCTATTATCGCATCTTTCATACTCATCGGCATAATTATAATCCTAGTTCTGCGTTCTTTTTATCTTCGCTGACTTCTTCAGGTGTTTTTTCAATAAGAACAGGATTTCTTGGGTCGCTTTCGAGAAAGTCTAAGAAACCTGTACTAGCAAAGTACTCGTCTCCTTCTTCGATTGCTTTACCAACTGCAACAACTCTATCTCTAAGTCTAGTTGCTCTTGGTCCAACTTGAGTTGCCCATTTAGAATCCATCATTTGAACTGCCATTTCTGCATAGTCACCTTTCTCTAATGCTGATAACATTTTTTTGAAACCAGATAGTCTAGTTTGACCCATGTTAAACATCATGTTGAGTAGTATATGTTGGATTTCTCCAGGGAATGAATGAAATACATCTTCACCCCACATGTGTTTACATTCTTCATAATGCTCATGTAAGTCAATAAGTAGAATCTCTTCAACTCTTTCATCAGTGATAGTATCACCAACTTCAAGTTTCTCTAACCCACCATCGACTTCCTTGATCAAGTGACCAACACCAACAGTTTTAAGTCCTAAAGAATCTAGATATACATCGTTCTTAACACCTTCGTCAAATTTGATTTGCTCAATGAATTGTGCGTCTCTTCTCATTTTATTAGTTCTCCAGAATAATATTTTTTTAGCATGTCTGTAAAAGACAGCCATGGTTCGTATAACAGTACAACTTCGCAACCCTTATCTTCCCTCATTGTCTTAACTCCATGTGGTAGCATGAAGTTGCATATATGTGCTGTACTACTATTTATTGTGATTGTATTCTCATAACTTCTTAAATTCTTAAGAGGTATGATCCCCAAATGCTCGCCATGCATATCCCATTGTGGTATTGAGACTTCATAAGTCAAATCCAAAGGATAGTCTGGATCAGTAGCATATGTAATTCCTGCTGATCTCATAGGCATATCTAAATGTAGCAAATAAGGTGTATTTGGTTTCATTCTTAGATATGCTAACACAGGTCTTTTCATATTAAAATGTTCTAAGACCCATGGATGATCTACGATTCTACTGTGTAGTATATCAGCACAATCACCATCTGGTACTTGATCTCTA